AAGAAAAGGAAGAATTATTGCTAGTTCAGCAGTCGTTAAGTGACGCTGTGTCAAATATTGCAGAGATTCTTTTAGGTCGTAATGATGGTTGTTTTGATATAGTATTTGGTGAAGATTCTATACATCACAATCTTATATGTGCCTTGTATAAGGTATCTGAAGATTTTAATGAGGCGATGTCAGAATACTATAATGATTTCGAAGAAATAGATCTAGAATTTGAATCAGACGAACAAGAAGGTGAAGAATAAATTGTTAGATAAAACTATAAAAGTGTTAGATAAAGGGTATGTTACATTGATTGATTCGATGGGTTCGGATCTATCATTTGTTAATTCAGCAAAAGCCTCTTTTGCAAAACAGTCGAATTCTTTAGATGAAGCAGAAATAAGACTGTTAAAATTCTTAGCTAGAGAAAATCATTTATCGCCATTTCGACATGCATTTATGACTTTTGAATTTAAAGCCCCTTTGATGGTTGCTAGACAGCATTGGAAATATATAGTAGGCTCAGATCATACAATGGATTCCTGGAATGAGGGGAGTAGACGCTATGTAACTCAAGAACCAGAGTTTTATATCCCCGCAGGGGATGAATGGCGCTCAACTCCGGAGAACAAGAAGCAAGGATCAGGTCCAGCTATCGACATCGAAGCAGGTGCCGAGTGGACACGGCAACTGGAGCAATACTGTACATTAGGAGAGAGCCACTACAAGGCTGCTATGGAGGCAGGACTCGCCGCTGAGCAGGCTAGACTCTTTCTTCCCGCTTATGGTATGTATGTAAACTATAGATGGTCTTGCAGTTTCCAATCTTTAATCCTATTTTTGAACCAAAGATTGGAAGAGGATTCTCAAAAAGAAATACAGGAATATGCAAAAGCAGCTTATCTATTAGCAAAAGATATATATCCAGTTTCATTAGAACTTCTTTTAAATAAGGATTTAATCTGATGGAGTTATTATTAATTTTCATTTTCACTTTAGGTATAAATTGGATGATGTCTTTGCACAGTAATTATCAATATACCAAAACTAATAAAGAGAAGCTAGTTTTAATAACTCTATGCGTATTAATCGGCTTTGGATTAGGCTTGATAGTGGTATGACTGTAGTTTCAGTTTCTAGAAAAGATATTCAATATATGCAGCTTTGTCTTGCCGCATCACAGATCTTTTCAACATGTGGTAAAAGACAGTATTCAGCGGTATTAGTTGACGAGTTGGGCCATGTCGTAGGAATGGGTTATAATGGTGGTCCGAGTGGATTTACACATTGTAAAGATGGCGGTTGTCCAAGATTATTAGAAAATTCACCAAACGGATCTAGTTATGAAAACTGTTTTTCAATCCATGCCGAAGCAAATGCATTCCTTCATTCAGATTATTCATCAAAGCCTACAAAATTGTATGTGAATGGACCACCATGCTTTTCATGTGCCAAATTAATTTGTAATTCAACAATAAAAGACGTCTTCTATTTAGCAGATGAAAACTATTTAGATTGGCCAAAGATTCAAGTGTTTTTTAATAGCAAAAATATTCAATGTTGGGATTTGACAAAGTGGCTGCATCAAAACTAAACTATATAGTTGTATACAAGAATCATAGTCAAGTATATGGTTCTGGTACAAAAAAGGTAGCTACAGCTACACCGTTACCAGATGGTGTCGCTGCAGAAGACAAAAATATATACTTCATAACATTTGAACCAGATTCAGGAAATATATGTCTCTCAAAAGTAGAGGAAGAAAGTGACTAAGAAGAATAACAACAAGAAAAAAGTAAATGTCAAACTTTCGGCAGGACAGACTTTAGTAGTATTAAATTACGAAGACGCAAAACACATTGCGGATACGTACGATTTTTTATCTACTGAATTTCAATCCCATGATGACATTTCCTATTTTTTAAATCTTGCAGCAGATATTCGCAATCAATCAGTAGACAACTATTTTTCTAATGACAATTTAGAAGAGGAATATTATTATGACTAAAATGTCATTGATTCGCAAGCATAAAGTTTTCTTTTTATGCGCTATTGGTATAACATCAGCTGTTATGGCATCTGAACTTAGTAGAAAAAAAATTACTAATCTCAACCGGTCTCCTTCAATTCAACAGTATTTAAATAGACTTGTTGAATTTGCGGACAAGTCTTCATTAGATGAGTTTGAAGACCAGTTTTTGACGATGGTGGATTTTGGATCTAGTTTAAGTGATGCATTCGATAGTGTCGTTAGTCAAACTAAAGAATCTGATTCTTTTTAAAAAGGAAGTTGTTTAATGAATATTGACCTTTGCGTTGTAAACTATAATACGAAAGACCTACTAAAAAGATTCCTTGATTCGCTACATAGCGATCTTTTAATGATACCTAAAAAATGGAATCTATTTATTGCAGACAATGGCTCTACTGATGGATCTTTAGAATTCTTGGAAGATAGTGGTTTCAAATATAAAATTGATCTCGGAATAGCAAATGAAAATATTGGATACTCTGCAGCGTGCAATCAGTTAGCTAGCAAATCTAGTGGTGATATCATTGCACTGCTAAATGCAGATGTATGGATGACTAGTGAAGACATCTATAGGATTTGTAGAATCTTTGAACAGAATGAAGATATTCATATTTTAGGTCCTAAACAAATGGATGAAAATTATAGAATAACTCACGCAGGAATTGTTGGAACCAATACACATCCAGGTCATAGGGGTTGGCAAGAGTATGATCCTCTTGATAGTATGTTTAAAGATAGAGTTGATTGCGTGACAGTTTCAGGTGCAGCCTATTTTATTAGAAGATATGTCTGGGATGCATTAACTAATAATACTAAGTATAGGGAAATATATCCAGATGCAATTGGAGCATTTCTTCCGACTCCACACTATTATGAAGAGACATGGTGCTCCTATTTTGCTAGACACCTAGGCTATAACGTAATATACGATGGTGCTGTAACTATTGGTCACAGTTGGCATGCTTCTTCGCCCAAACCCGGTGAAGGTTATAGCCATGCTGATGCACAGTTTGCTGTTAGTAGGGAAATCTTTAGATCGGCATGTGATTTTATTGGTATTGAAAGAGACTGACTTGATTGTTCAGGGCAATGTTAAGGCTGTCGGTAAAAAAGTGTATTCAGATTGTGAAATGCAGTTTTTGACGGTAGATGTATCTAATAATGAAAAGCCGTTTTTAATCGAATTCTTATGTGATAATATCACCGCCTCCGCTGCAGAGTACATGTTGAAAACTGCAGGCGATAAGAAATTAGTATTCAAATTTGAAATTGATTTGATATAATTATCCAGTTAACCCATAGTGACCCTTATAAAGAAGGAGGTTTAATGCAGACATTTTTGCCTTATGCAAATTTTGATGCTAGCGTCGCATGTTTAGATATGCGACGTCTTTGAATGCTTGGAAAGCAACGTGTTGAAACTATGCAAGTTCTTAATATTCTATTAGAAAGAACTCCAAGTAAAGGATGGCGAAATCATCCAGTAACTTTAATGTGGAAAGGTTACGAAGTCGCTCTACAGTCCTATCAAAATGCCACTCTAAAAGAATGGATACGTCGTGGATATAGAAACAATATTAAGTTTGAGATATTAGAAGATGAACTCATATTTCCAAATTGGTTTGGGGATGAAAAATTTCATATCTCACATCGGTCAAACCTGCTTAGAAAAGATTTTTTATATTATTCTCAATATTTTGAGAATGTCGATTCTAACCTTCCTTATGTATGGCCGGTGATGCAAAGTGGCAGTTAGTGTTTTTCTTTCTGGTGCAATTGAAAACTGCGGGTCTTACGCCTATGGATGGAGAGGGGTAGCAACCTCAATGCTTGAGGGGTCTGGTTATAAGGTATTTAACCCCCTTGACATTAAGGTCACAGAAGACTCTAAACCTCATGAAGTAGTTGATAAAAATCTATTTTTACAGAAACGATCTGATATTCTTTTAGTCGAATATATGATTCCGGATAGGTGTTATATTGGAACAGATTTTGAAATGACATATGCTAAATTGCACAGTCAACCAGTTATTGTGTTTTGCGATACTTTAAACAAAGATAGAATTTATTTGAAGTATTTAGCAACAAAAGTTGCTTCTTCATTAGAAGAAGCTGTAGAATATATACGTTCAAATTATCCAACTAACTAATGAAAGGTTATGAACAATGGCAGAGAATAAGTTTAAGTATTTCGCAGTAACTTCAACAACAATAGTAAAGGCCAATAATAAGGCTGACGCAGAGCGAATTGCTCTAAGTGTAAAGCGTCCAGCAAATGTTCCTGGTGAACTTATCTATAAAGATGTTGAAGTTGAACGGATTAGTGCAATCCAAGCTCGCGAACAACTTGTCGGCTGAATATAATTTATTGTTGGTATAACCGTTAATAGGGGAGGGTAGGGCATTCCCGTCCTGCCCTCCCCTGTAGTTATTAAAGGAAGATTGCATGCTAATCGCACAAATGATAGGTAAAAATGAGTCAAGTAGATATTTAGAAGTGGTTCTACAAAGACTATTTACTCAGGTTGACAAGATCATCTTTACAGATGATTGTTCAACTGACGATACAATAGAAATTGCAGCAAAATATGCTGAAGTGTTTCAAACACCTGAGTCGCTTTTTAGTAAGCATGAAGGTCAGCTGAGAGCATTTGCTTGGAGTAATCTTGAAAAGTTTGCTAAAGTTGGAGACTGGATTATCGCAATTGATTGTGATGAACTTCTTTTTCATTTAGAAAATCAACCAATTTCTCAAGTTTTAAATTCTGCACCCAATGATGTAGTAAATGTAAGATTTTATCATATGTGGAATGCTAGCCAATTCCGTGTAGATAAACTTTGGACACCAAATAATAGTTCACGTATATTTAGATACATTCCCAATGGCGGATTTGCTAATAGAAAACTTGCCTGTGGTTCAGAGCCAACTTATATTTTGGATTGGATCAGATCTGGTAACTATTGGCAAGATTCAAATCTTGTGATGCAGCACTTAGGATATGCCAAAGATGAGGATAAGTCAGCTAAATGGCAACGATATTCAGAAATTGATCGTGGGGAATTCCATAATCTTAATCATATCAATTCTATAATGGATGAGAATCCAGTTCTAATTAATTGGAATACTCTTATCAATTATGAAACACCAAAGTTCGTAGGAGTCTAAAATGACCATTCTCGATCCAAAGCAATCTATTCAAAAACTTACGTACAATATGAATCAAAAAGAGAAGTTTGCGTACATTAATATTCCTAAAGCTTCAGTAATTGGTTTAGGAAAAAATAGCGAGTACGCCTTTCCAGCATATTTTGCTAAAAATGTAATATCATCTTTTCGTAAGAATAATCCAAAAGTTATGAAAGCAGTATCCCATACACTTTCATCTGATATTCAAAATGGTAGACATTCAAAAATTGGTTTAGATAAAAATAGTGAATATTTTTATTCAAACATTTTTGAATACTACTTCATGAAGCATAGAGATATTTATAACTCTTTTATAGATTTTTATATCAGAAATAGTTCTTCGGTAGTTGTCAGTTTCCACGATAAGAAGAATATTCAAAAGCATTTTGGATTTCAAACTCATGTTATAAATGTTCCATTTAATAACTATTATGATAAAATAGATTCCGTCTATTCGCAGTTAACTGAGTTTGATGGAGTAGATTACTGCATATTCGATTGTGGAGTTCTAAGTTTGGGGTTATTTCCAAAGATTTGGGACAATCTGAATTTTTCAATTATAGATTTAGGTAAGACTCTAACTCTTTCCAAGTCTTCTCACTGATATCGAATTGGTAGCATTAATTTATAGGAACGGCAGAAATATCTTCTGTCGTTCCTATATTTATAGATAGGGGATTTTTATGGGCAAGTTTGAGCAAGACGACACTGAATTTTTAATTGACCTACTACTAGAGACGTCTCTGTCAATTCCTGATATAGCAAAAGAACTAGATATACAGATAGTTGATGTTAAAAAAAAGATTGATCAACTTGGATTAGGTTGGATTAAAGATTCTAAAAAGAAAATGTCGAGAGGACAGAGTGCGCTTACTGCAATTATGCAGAAAATTCTTGTTGGAGAAAAAATAGTTAATGAATATACAATTGTTGATAATTTAAGACTTGATGTTTATTGCCCTAAATACAAAATTGCAGCAGAGTATCATGGTAGGCAGCATTTCTTTTATACTAAAAGATTTTTTGATTCAAAATATGAATTTGAACAAGCGCAGATTAGAGATGAAAAGAAATTACAATTTTGTAAAGATAACGGGATTGCTCTTATTGTTTTCCGATATAATGATACCTTGACTGAGGATATAGTTTTCAATCGTATGCTAGAAGTAATTAGAAAAACAGACTACATTCCAGATGTTAAACCTAAAAAAGCAAATACAACATCTACGTATTATCAAGAGATGAAAAAAAAGAATTCGCAATATCGTAAAAAGATATATAGAAAGATGAAAGATTCTAAATCAAATGATCCTAGATGAGATAACTGAAGTTCAGGAAGTTCCCTTAGAATATCAGATCTTTGCACTCTGCTTTAAAGAGGAGGGTGCAATCTCGTATTTCAATGAGAATTTAGATTCAGATTTGGTAGGTTTAATACATGGAGAAAAGGGTATAAATGAATTCTATACAGCCTTACTCTCATTCTATAGAGCGACATCATTAGACCGTATTGATTCAACTGCATTTAAGTCTTGGTTGAGTTCTGAAACAGAAATTTACGATGCGCTTGGAGGTAATGCTGGAGTAAGTATTCTGATAGATCTTATTCTTTCCACAGACTTCTCTAATAAGGAATCTGTTTTAGAGCTAGTTAAATATAAGGCCAATAAGCGGAAGCAGATTAACTATTTACAAGAACTCCAAATCCTTATAGGTAAAAAGGGATTAAAAAAAGAAGAAGACATTTCTAGAATTAATGAACTTGCGTCAGCAATTAAAGATCTAGAAAATCAAATTAAATACGATCCCTTTAGCAAGCTTACAACTGCAATAGACATCACTGAAAGAGCTGAAGCCCTTTTAGATATCCCCAGTTTCCTGCCAACTCAATTTAAGGCATTGAATAAAGCTATGGGATATACAGAAGATGGTGGCTTTTTTAGAGGCGCAGTTCACGCAATAATTGCAGCCTCAGGCAAAGGTAAGAGCACATTTGCTAAATGTTTGACTAATTATTGGCTTGATAGTGGTTTAAGAGTTCTATATATTAATTTTGAAGAAGCAACTGGTCATTGGGAAAGAATTTTGATGACCCAAATTATTGGTAGAAATGTTTATTTAGAAGCTGATAATTGGGACTCTGTTGAGGCGTCCAAATATCTTCGGATATTCAAAGATAGACTTTTAGAATGGGGAGATAGACTTATGGTTCGACATGATCCAGAGACTCCATATTTTGAGGATCTAGAATTTTGGA